GACGGCTTACTAACAATCGCTTTGTCTAGGACTCCGAACTCATCGAGGAAAGTATTAGATATTAATTAATACTCTCTAACAGGAGACAATAATGAGATATATTCTCAAATTAAGACAAAGCATAAATAAACGCAATAGCTTAGACTATTTCGGTAGTGCAGCAGAAATGTGTGCGTTAACAGGAATAATGTTAGCGTGTATATTCGCAATGATGCCTATTGTGTAAGTATGCTATCAAGCGGAAGGAGTTATTATGGTAATAGTAAGTTCAGAAGCTTTGGATGTAATTAAAATGCGAATCGCCTCACACAAAGTGTGGGGTGTTCGTATCTTAACTAAGCCTGCAGGCTGTAATGGCTGGAAGTGGGATTTAGATTATGAAGACAATCCTAGCTTTGAAGGGGATTCAATTTACTATGATTGTATAGCAGTTGACCCACAGACTTTATCAATGGTCGAAAAAATAGAGATAGATATGGAGATAGAAGGGCTACAAGAACAGTTTACTTTTACAACACCACTATCAACAGCTCAATGCGGGTGTGGAGAAAGTTTTGCTCTTTAACTGCATTTTAAACAAGAGGAAATATATGAAAATATCAGTAGAGGGTTTATCCCTTATCAAAAAATTTGAAGGACTTGAACTTGAAGCATATAGATGTGCTGCAGGAGTTCTGACTATAGGATATGGTCACACAAAAGGAGTCACAGAAGGACAAAAAATCAAAAAGGCAGAAGCAGATGAGATGTTAGTACTCGAACTAGAGGAATACGAAAAAGCTGTTAACGATGCCGTTACAATTTCAATAGATCAGTGCATGTTTGATGCATTGGTATCATGGACATACAATCTCGGTCCAAGCAATTTAAACGCAAGTACAATGCTGAAAGTTCTCAACTCAGGGGACTATGATGGCGTACCTGCACAGATTAAGAGATGGAATAAAGCAGGTGGCAAAGTATTAGAAGGACTTATCAGAAGAAGAGAAGCAGAAGCTCTCTTATTTGAAGGGAAAGACTGGAGTGAAGTTTAAATTTACCGAAGAAATACTAATACAAGCTGCTGCACATGCTCAGGAAAGAGGAATGACTCTTGATGAGTATATAAAAGAAGCTGCGGAGTTAGCACAACAACATGAACAAAACAAAACAAATTCTAAAGAAAATATGGACGAAGCTTAAAGCCTTTTGGTTTTGGTTTAAAAGTCTGTTTATTACCTATTATAGTTTAAAAGTTAGCTATAATGCTACTTGGGGCGATTCAGATGACCAAGAGTTTATAGTAAAAAAGTTCATTAAAAAGCAACCTAAGTTCATATCCTTCATCACAGAAGAAGGAGAATTAGTAGAAATTAGTGGAGCAGAGGGATTAAATTATAGGATACAACAGTTATGAACCAACTTTACATAGGCGTTATATTAGTATTAGGATTCGGTAGTTATACACTTTACCAACAGAATCAAGTGCTACAAGCAAATAATGCCGCTCTAGAAGGAGCAGTTGCCACTCAAGAGGCAGCAATAAAAAATATGCAGAACGATTTTGCTCTGCAAACAAAACAGCTTGGGGAACTTCAACAGAAGTCACAAGCAACACAGTTAGAGATGAATAGATATTTAGACATCTTTAAAAGACACAATTTAACAAAACTAGCAGCAGCAAAACCTGGTTTGCTAGAACCAAGAATAAATAAAGGAACGAAAAATGTATTTGACTCAATCGAAGAAATTAGCCGCACCATTGATAGCCTTGATGATGGCGTCGAGTTGCAGTCTACTTCCAACTAAACAGATAGAAGTAACAGCAAAACCAATGGACAGACTGATTACTCAGCCTGTATTACCACGCGAAATAGATCTCAAAGAACCTATGTGGTATGTAGTAAGTGATAAAAACATAGAAGAGTTTCACGAAAGATTAACAAAAGAGCATGGACAAGTAGTATTTGTAGCTATGTCAATACCAGACTATGAGCTAATGTCCTACAACATGCAAGAATTAAAAAGATATATTACTGAACTCAAGGAAGTAGTAGTATATTATGAAAAAGTAACAGACCCTGAAGCATTAAACAATGTGGAATAAAATAATAGAATTTTTCAAAGACTGGCACTACTTTAGAATAATGAATAAAGGTGCAAAGTTTTTTGATAAAAATCCAGTAGTTCAAGGACGATTTGAAGAAGTCGAAGACTGGCTGGAGCATATCGAAGATAGATTATCGGCAGTAGAACAACATATAGACAAGTGAAAGAGTTTTTATGGATGCTAAGACCAATAAGTAGAAAAGCAGTATTAATACGAGAAAAAGCAATTCTCATAGATGCGTATAGAGCAGGGGTAAAAAATGTTTACGGAATTAAGAGAACTATTAAAACGTGATGTAGTAGATATTACATTCGTTTCAGAAAACTCATACAAGGAGTATACAATTCCTTGTACGTTGATGGAATCCCTCACTGGAGGTAAGGTTAATCAACAAATCAATGACACTATAGTGTGTTATCGAATGGATGAGAATAGATGGGAGGATATTAGATTAAATTCTATAGTTTCTTATCAAGGAAGTCCCTGATTCTAGGGCAAGGCTCTTTAAAGAGCGGAGAATATTATGTTAATGGATTTAGTAGGTATGGTTACTTTAATAGTAACAATTGCTAGCTTGATTGCGGCGTCAACACCGACACCAAAGGATGATGTATGGATGGGCAAATTCTACAAATTTGTAGATATGTTAGCATTGAACATCGGCAAAGCGAAGGATAAAGGCAATGTCTGATGAAAGATTCAGTGGCGATATGTCACGTAACGAAGTAGAGTTAGATCTTAATAAATTTATGGCTATGGTTACCGAGATAGGTGAGTTAAAAGCTAAAATTATGGAGTTGGAAAACGACAAAGAGCCAGAAAACCCTTGGCAGAGATGGATATGGCTATCAGGAATGATAGACGCTTGGAGAATTTTCCCAAGAATGTTCCTCACTGTATACATTGTATTACTTTATAAGTGTACAATATGGTTTATGGAACTTCCAGCACCAACATTCGAGCAGTCTGGTTTAATCAGTATTGTAGTCGGAGCGGGTGCGGCATGGTTCGGCTTGTATGCTGGAACGGCGAAAGATAAGATAAACTCTAAGTAACAAAAAATAGTTCTTGACATATGCTCATATATTTAGTATAATATACATATGGAAAATATAGAACAACATGTAAAAAAAGTCAGAATGTACAACTCAGATACTAAAGAATTTGAAATTTGGTATTTTGGGAAATGCAACCATTGTGGAGCAAGCGTCAGTAAAGCTGATGGCGAGTGTCCACATTATAAGTGTTGGATAGCATAATGAATTTATTTTACTTAGATGAAGATTTAGATAAAGCAGCCCAGTATCATGTTGACAAGCATATTGTCAAGATGCCACTCGAGGCTGCTCAAATCTTATGCACTACTATATGGATAGACGATTTATTAGGGTTCGTTCCTCGAGCTCTTAATGCAGAGGAAAGAGAAGTGATGAATAAGGCAAAAGCCGAGATAAAGCATTTACCTCTTGAGGAACGACCCTACCCCTACCTACCGATGATGTACAATCATCCTTGCACTATCTGGGCAAGAGAATCCCTTGAAAACCACGAATGGGTACATTGTTATGCAAACGCATTGAACGATGAATATCACTACCGTTATGGGAAACTACACAAATCAATTGAGCAAGTAGTAAACAAACTACCTGATCCAAAGAACTTACCGAAAGTAGGTTTCACAACATTTGGATTAGCCATGCCTGATGATTTGAAAGATTACGATAATCCTATACAAAGCTATAGAGATTATTATCATTTAGATAAAGCAACTTTTGCTAGTTGGAAGCATCGTGAGAAACCTCACTGGTGGAACGAAGACTATGCAGACTATGAGAAAAGGATAACAAGATGATAGAAATTTATGGAAAAGATAACTGCCCTTACTGCGACATGGCGAAAGGCCTAGCAACAAGAAATAATGCAGAGTTTGTATATAAGCAATTAGATGTAGACTATGGATTTACAGAGCTAAGAGAGAAATTTCCTGGAGCAAGAACCTTTCCTCAGATAACTGTAGACGGTGAAAGAATAGGTGGGTACTCAGATTTAGAGGAGTACTTTAATGGACTATAAATTTAAAGAAGATGAAGTATTATTAATGTTAAAGAATCATATACTGAAAAGTTATGACGCTCATTATAGTATGAATAAAATCCAGTCGACAGAGTTTATAATTGACGCTGGTCATGGCGAAGGCTTCTGCTTAGGTAATATTATCAAGTATGCACAACGCTATGGAAAGAAGGAAGGAAAAAACAAAGAAGATTTACTAAAAATACTTCATTATGCCGTAATCCTATTAGGAAGCGAAAAATGAACGAAGCTTTGGTAGTACTAATGTGGTTGATGTTGAAGCATACTATTGCTGATTATCTACTACAGAAACCTTGGAAAGATAAAGGCATATATGGCAGCAATGGCGGTCTTATTCATGCTACACATCATGGAATAGGTGCATTATTAGTATTAACATTCTTTGTTGCTCCCTACCTTGCAATACTTATGGCTTTTTTAGATGGTCTATTACACTATCATATTGATTATGCTAAGAACAAGATAAAAAAGACTTTTAAATTAGACAACACACAAACACTATACTGGGGATTACATGGATTAGACCAATATCTCCATGTTTTAACCTACATACTTATTATATGGATACTTTATGGCAATTAAAACAAGAAAACACGAAAATTTAACAGAAACAAACATACAACATGTTATGGAGTTATTGAAGGCAGATAGTCCAATAACGAAGAAAGAAGCATGTAGTATATTAAATATAAGTTATAATACTACAAGGCTCAATAAAATTATTGAAGACCATTTAGATACTGTAGCTTATAGAGAGCGTAGAAAAGCCCAAAACAAAGGTAAAGGTGCTACAGAAGCAGAAATCAAACAAATAGTGAACTTCTATTTAGATGGTAGTAATGTTTCTGACATAGCAAAGGCGTTATATAGATCGCCAGCTTTTATCAAAGCAGTAGTAGAAAGAGTAGGTATTCCACAGAAATTACCTCAAACAGACTATGAAGGCAGAAGAAACGCCATGCTACCAGAGCAATGTGTAGCAGAACAATTCGAGGTCGGAGAAAAGGTTTGGGCAGTAAAACAGAATTACCCAGCTATAGTTGAAAGACTACAGTCTACTTCAGGAGATGGAACAAATTTTTATTTGGTAAGTACGATTGAGTGTACTCAAGAAGATTTAAAAGATACTTATTTTCCACATTTATCTTTTGCAGGAAAGCAGTATGTTTTAGCAAGTTGGGAATTAGGAAGCCTAAGACATTTACAGAAATATCTGTAAACACTAGGAGAAAGAAATGGAATTATGGCAGATTATTGCTGCAGTATACTTATCGGGTACGCTCGCTGCAATGTATAGCATATGGTGGCCATCTTATAAATTGATAAGAATGGTTCAACCAAGTAATATAGTAGTACAAAAACCTCTACTATCAAGTACTGTAGTTTTTTCCATATTTTTAATATTCTTTCCCGTGCTGATAATAACATTTATAATACCTAGTAAGCTAGAAAGATTTATAAATGGTTTTGTCAATGGAGTAATCAATATTAAATAATGGCATATAGTAAGGAAGTAATTGAAAGATTTGAATCAGTATTAAATAATCCAAAAGCACATTCTGTGGGTCGATTCGATCCAAAAGCAGATAACGTAGCTACAGGGATGATAGGCGCTCCAGCGTGTGGTGATGTAATGAAATTACAACTAAAACTAGATGAAAACGAAAAAATTATAGATATAAAATTTAAAACCTATGGATGTGGTAGTGCTATTGCTAGTTCTACCATGTTTGTAGAAATGTTAAAAGGTAAAACAATAGAAGAAGCAAAGTCTATCAAAGACAAGGACATTGCAATAGCTTTGAACCTGCCTCCTATTAAACTGCATTGTTCAGTATTGGCAGAAGGTAGCATAAAAAGTGCAATAGAAAACTGGGAGCAGAAATGTACGAAGAATTAGTAAAACATCTCGAAGGTCAGGTAGCTTATCACAGAGCTAACTGTAGAGTTTATTTAAGAAATCCAGTCGGGATTGGTGAACATCCTGATGTTATGGAGTCAATAAAAGCAGAGCTTAGTAAACTTGCAGAAGCAGAAGATATGTTAAACGCCTTACAGAAACATTTGAGATAATACCAATTATTATAGATAACAAAAAATAGTTCTTGACAATTGGTTATAATTTTATTATAATATATTTATAAACAAAAAACAAGCAAATATGAGCGACAGATATTACCAACAGATGCGAGACACCACAGGGTGGGCATTTGGTATGCCAGAGTTCATGCGCAATAACAAAAAATATAGGAGAAGAAGAATGGCTTGGACAGACGAATCTAAAGAGCAAGCAGTTGAAATGTATCAGGATGCAGAACCTACACCTGAGACTTCAATGGAGATAGTAAAAGAAATCGCTGAAGAACTTGGGGAAAGCCCAAACGGTGTTAGAATGATATTAACAAAAGCAGGAGTATATGTAAGAAAAACTCCAGCAGCTAAGTCAAGTGGTGGCGGTAGCACAGGCGGAGGTAGAGTTTCAGTTGCAGATGCACAAGCAAAACTTACTTCAGTTCTAGGTGATGCAGGTCAAGAAGTTGATGAAGCAATAGTATCAAAACTAACTGGTAAAGCAGCAGTCTATTTCACAACAGTTATAGAATCATTAAATAAGTAGTGTAATTTAGTGTGTTGAGGCAGTCTTCGTGATTGCCTCAATTTTTTGCATCTTAAATAAGTGACCAAAAATTTAACAATTCAAAAGAGTTTTTGTTAGTTTAAATTGGAGGAAACATGAAAAAACTAGAGTTTGAAAAGAAACTAGACGACGCAGGAGATGCCGTCATCACTTACAGAAGTCAAAATTCACGCAAGTTAAAATACAATGTGTGTACAAGAGACTTCTCCACAGCCTACATAAAGGGCAAAAAGAACAGAGCTAAAGAGAGTCAACATACTTCCTTACTATTTTGCTGGGACACAGATTCTTATAGAATACTTGTGCCTGAAAATGTAACGAGTATTATACCTCTCAACCGAGTCATTCGCAATGATTGATTTAGAAGCACCCTCAGTTTATGAAAAAATAATTCAAGAGTCTGAACACGATCAGCTTCGTCTTGTAGTTAGTACCTTTCGTGGAGTAGAATATTTATCTCTACGAAAGTATTATCTTGACTTCGATGAAGACTGGAAACCTTCTAATCAAGGCATTACTATTCCAATAGATATGGAAAACACTAGAAATTTGTTTCAAGGCTTAGTTGAGATTCTTTCATTAGCAGAATCAAAAGCAATCATAGAAGAAAATTTCAGAGACTTGCTGGACGAAATCTACCTCTAACAAAAATAGTTCTTGACATTTCCTTAAAAATTTAGTATAATATATTTATGATTATAAAAGGACACATGACATATGACCAACACGGTCGCA